ATGAGCATATAATTTGTAACAACAAACGAGAACTTTGGCAACTTGAATTTTGTAAAAATAATAAAACACGAAATTTAAGAAAACTCACGTACAACGAAACCAGAAAAGCCTATCGCATAAACTCGCAGTGGGTTTCCAAAAAAAGATTACACAAATTAATGTTTTTATTCCATGAAAAAATAATTTTAATAGAAGCTCAAGAAACACCTTTTTAGTCCCAAATGAAGCCAACCCTACAACAACTCGAATCCGTTCCTTTTCAATACGCAAATGATGTGCGTTCTGGTAAAATAGTCGCAGGAAAAAGAATCAAACAAACCGTAGAAAGGTTTTTTACCTGGATAGAAAATGCCGAAAACGACGGTTATTTTATTGACCACAAAAAAGCAATGCAAGTAATTAACTTCTTCCCTACTTTCTTGAATCACACAAAAGGAAAAATGGCAGGAAAACCCTTCGAACTTTGTCCGTTTCAGCAATTCACAATGTACAATGTTTTTGGCTGGATCAAATCCAGCACCGGTTATCGTCGCATCAACACCGTTTACGACAAACGCGCCAAAAAAAACGGAAAAACAGCTGAAATGGCTGGAATGGCACTCTATACAATGAGCTTTGATCTCGAAATGGAAGCCGAAATCTACGTAGGTGCCACAAAAGAAGAACAAGCAAAATTGTGTTGGGAGCAAGCCAAAATGTTTATTGAAAGTCCAGTAGCCAATCCAGCCTTAAAAAAAATGGGCTTTTACGCCATGCAGCGCATAATCGGTTTCAATAAAACACAAGCAAAAATGCGCGCATTAGGTGGTGATTCCAAAACACAAGATGGAATCAACTGTCACGTGGGAATAATAGACGAATACCACGCCCACAAAGACGATACCGTAAAAGAAAATCTCGAATCATCCACTGTACAGCGAACACAAGCCCTTATTTATCACATCACAACCGCTGGTGCCAACGTGCAATCAGCTTGCAAACGCTACGAAGAATCCGTTATCGAAGTACTCGAAGGCCGTAATATTGACGACCATCTTTGGATAATGATCCACGACATAGACCAAGACGATTTATTAACCGAAGAATCTTGGGAAAATAAGGAATTATGGCAAAAAGCAAATCCTTTACTCAATCAAGGCCTAGCAATAGATGCCATAGAAAAAGAATTTATAAAAGCGATAAACCAGCCGTCAAAAATCAGAAATTTCAAAACCAAAAACCTAAATATGTGGGTCGATCAGGAATTCGACTGGATTTACAACGAAATCTGGATGAAAGGCAAAGTCAAAGATTTACCATTAAAAAAATTTATAAAAAACGGCTCTTATGCTGGCTTAGACCTTTCAACAACTACCGATTTAAGTGCTTATGTCATACTTTCAGAGCCCGATGAACTCGGTGATCGTTACGCAAAATTTTATTTATTTTGTCCAAAAGATACCATCGTAAAACGCTCCAAAGAAGATCGAGTACCTTATCAATATTGGGCCGATATGGGTTATATCATCTCCACACCAGGAAACGTAATTGATTACGATATTATCGAAGAAACTATCAATACCACATACCATTTACACAAAGTTATTCGTTTAGAATACGATCGATATAATGCAACGCAGTTAATTCAAGGATTGCAAGAAAAAGGATTAAACGTTTCCGAGTTTTCGCAAGCCATAGGAACAATTTCTGCTCCTACAAAAGAGTTCGAAAAATTAGTCTATTCCGGCAAAATAAAACACGACGGAAACCCGGCTGTAGCTTGGATGCTCGCTTCGTGTGTGATTTATGCCGATGCCAACGAAAATATAAAAGTACACAAAGGGCGTTCTGGAGCTAACGGTCGCCGTGTCGATGGAATCATAGCTTTGATCAATGCCCTGGGTGGCTCAATGTCAACGCCCGAAGAAACAAACGAAAGCTACTACAACCGCGATGATGCTAAGTTCACTTGTTAATTTAAAACCCCTAATATTTTATGAATGCAATCGAAGAAAATGCCCTCAGAATCGAAATCCAAAAACTCGAAAAAGAAAATGCCGAAATGCGAAAACTATCCACTCGAAAAGGTTTTTATGAAGCCTACTTCAAAAAGCTAGTCACCGCAAAATCCAACACCGAAGCCTTTAATGATGTCAACGAAGAATACCACAAACTTTTCGGTCACTACAGATATTCCGACTGGAATTCCTTCAAAGTAATGACTAATTATTACAACAAAAAAAAATAATATGAAAATCCTATTGATCATCCTGTTTACCTTCCTGCTGGCTTTCGCCACATCGACACTTTTCGAACTCGATTTTATCACAAAAAATCCCGTTAGATACTTCCTGGTAACGGCATTAATCTTAATCGAATTACTAACCGGATTCTTCTATATAAAATCCGAAATTAAAAATTAATTAATTAAATCCGTCCCGATAGCTATCGGGATTCGTGGCCAAAAAAAAAACTATGCAAGAAACCCTTAAAGCCGACAATCTAGCAAAAGCAATTCGTTTGCTTCCCGCCGCAAAAAATTACCCACCAGAAACCGTAACCGTTCTGGTAGGAAAATTAAAATACACCTTCGAAAAAACAAAAAACGAATGGTATTATAAATTCTAAAAACAAAACCTACTAATATTATTTTATAATGAATCAAGAACTTATAGCAACAAAACAAGCCTCAGTAGAATTCGGAATTCACCCCCTTAAAATCTTGAATCGTAGTGAAATTCTAAAAATAAAACCGCAAATCATAAACAATAAAAACTATTGGACCTATGATCAAATTCAAGATATAACAAACTACCAAACCCCAAAAAAAATAAGAAAAGGGAGTTCAAATTATTACGCACCCATCAAAATAAAAATTATCGAATTATTTCTTTATCAAAAAAATAATTCATGCGTAGAAATAGCAAAACAAACCAACCTACAGCTATCTTACATCAACAAAATTATAAACGAATACATCAAAACAAAACATATTGTTGTAGAATCAAAAATAAACTTATGAAAATCTTCCTTCAATCCTTCTTTCAAATCGGTTTGGTAGCCATAAACACAATGCTTATCGCAAAAGGAATAATCCTTGGCGTGTTCCTGGTGTCTTTTATGATTTCCTTACTTTGGGCGTTCAATGTCTCAAAAGTAGCAATATCAACAATACGTCAAAAACTAATATACGCTCTTGGTGCCGGATTTGGTGCTGTATCCGGATTAATTCTAATATCTGTAATCTTTAAATAATGTTCAAACAACAACGCTCAAAAAGAAAAACAGATCAGAAAATAATAGCAGAACATCTCAACGAAAAACAATCCAATTTCAAAAGCGGATCAATCGAGATTTCAACCGACCAATTATTTTTTCATAAAATAAACAAGCTGAACGAAATCACGGCAATTCCATTGCCCGGACAACAATTTAGAATAGTCACACAAAAAGCAGTTAATAGTTTCGATTTTATTCTGGCAATATTACACCAGGAAACTATCGAAGAATTAGTGTGCGCATTTTATCGCATCGGCAAAAAAGTAATTCAAGAAATTAAAGAGTTGCAAGAAAAAGACAAAATTCGACACGTTCATTTTTTAGTAAACGATGCAATTCCAAAGCTCACACCGGATTGCTATAATTTATTAAAAAGCCTCGAAACCGATAAATTTGTTTTAAGACTAGAAAACAACCACACCAAAATTATTCTTATGAAAACAAATAAAAATAATTTTTATATCATCGAAGGATCTGGAAATCTTTCTATAAATGCAAGAATCGAACAATATTCCTTCGACAACAACAAAGAATTATTTGACTTTCACAAAAATTGGATCATAAATTTATAAAAAATGGCAAAACAAAATAAAATACTCAAAACATCCAGAGATTTTTCTGAACAAGAAATTAACGAAATAATCACCGGATTATTCGAATTTATGAACGACCGGGACCTGAAAGGAAACATCTTCGTCAACGATTATTTAATACTTGAAAAACAATTATTGCACTCGGATATCGAAATCCTAAAACAAACAAACGAAACCTTCTACACAGCTTTCCGAAACGGAATGCAAATCGAAGAAACAAAATTAAAAAAATTCGCCGCCGCCGATCGCTTAAACGCATCCTTCGTTAAGGAAATCCTTAACCGGGACCACAACACAAATTCATATTAGTCATTGCGAGGCACGAAGCAATCTCATTCCAGTCTTTATATAATTGTTATATTTGTAACAAATTAATTATAAAATAAATGATTAAATATTACATATATGTAATATTTAATCGTATCTTTGAATATAGAAATTAAGGATTAGGAATTATGACATTTACAGATAAAATATTAGTTGGTGGCCAAGCTTTAAGAGAATTAGGATCTCCAC